CATTTGATGATAAATACCCAATGCATATCTACAAGCTGTCCAAGCGTGAGTATAGTGCTTTTTAATAATCATATCCTTTGCAATGGATTTAGCTATTGGAGCTACACTTACTTTAGTAGCATCTACATAATGTTTACCTTCTTCTTTACCCATTTTGTATGTTTATTGGTTCTAATTTTCTGATTTCTAATTCATCTATCTTTTGTGATTTTGGATAGGGGAATGATGGATGTTTTATATTCTTTAGTATCTTTCTTCGTTCACCACCTTTTGATAGAATGTAAACGTACCGATGTTTTCTTGGTTCCTTTCTAATCCAAAATGGTTTACTTACCTGCTTTTGAATTTCAGTAGGATTGTTTGTACCATAATATGGAAATATCGTTCTACCATGCTGCCACTCACCCCCTTCATCAAACTTGAAACTCCAACTATCATTAAACCTCAATTTGTTACCTTGATAAATCCAATTGGTAGCTTGATATATTGTTCCGGCATGCCCCTCCTTTGGGTCTGAATATGATATCAATCCTTTTATTTGTGGTTGATTTTTTTGTAACCACTCAAATGTTTTTGATAAGAACCAACTTTCTATATTAGAACCATATCCATCAAATACAAATAATCTTACCAATTCCAAAACTTCGGTTCTATCCAATAGTTCGGATATAGATTGGCCACTTAATCTACCAATTGGGTCACCATAACAAGCTACCCCAATCAACTTATCTTCAACACCACTAAAGAATGGATGTTCTTCTACATCAGATGTAAATAAACCAATAGCAAAAGATACCTTAGTCCATAACCCACTATAATGGTTATTGATTATTATATTCTTTGCTACCGATTTTGTTATTGGTCTTATTGATAATTTAGAAATATCACAATATAACTTATCTTCTTTCATAAGCTACCGCTCCAAAATTGATTTAGGTGCTGCCATGTTTGCATCCTAATTATTTTGATAACGTTAGCAGGTGATACTTTATTGTTACGAGCTATTACAGCTACATTACGATGTCCCATCGCCCATAACTTTCTTATTTGTATAACCTGCTCATCCGTTAGTTTAGCGCTAGGATGAGACTGACCTCTTAATATTGGCATTTTATTTGTTTTATGTAAAGATACGAAATTTATTTGGATAAACCAAATCTTTTATGCACTTTTTATTTCATTTAGTGCATTGGTGTAAGCCATTTCAGATTGCAATCCAGCAAATCTCTGAACTTCTACTCCATCTTTTTCAACAATAACAGTTGGTACCGAACGAATTGAATATTTTTGGGCAATTTCAAAATCTTTATCAACATCTACATTTTCAAATTTAATGTTATTGAATTTTGATTTAACATTTTCCATTATGGGAGTTAACATCTTACACGGTCCACACCAATCGGCGTAGAATTTCTTTACTTCAATCATTTTGAATTTCCTTTATTTAATTAATATTCTATTCAGTTCACTTATACAAATCCCTACCCATCACACATCCATTCCCACAAATATCCTTTATGTGAAAAGAATCCTTCTTTTTTGTTGCAACAATGTATAACATACTTTGAATTGTAACCATCTATATCTACAAGTCTTACATAATCATAAATCTTTGCAACTTTACGAGTTTTTTTATCGATTTGTTTAACTTTCTTATCGTATTTAAATCTTCCATTCTTAGAACCTTTCTTAACATCACTCCATTTCTGAATCATTACTTCTCTTTCTATCGAAGTAAGGTCTTTAAAAACATTCGACTTTTCTCGTTCACCTTCTTTTTGATATCTTCTATGATTTGCATCTGATATCTTCTTACGGATTTCCTCTTTATTAGGATTATTCGTAAACATATCGCCACCGTGGCCACCTTTGGCTATATTATATAACATATCCTCTTGTTCTATCATTCGTGCTTCTTCCAAGAACATGATTTTTTCAGATTCAACATTTAAAAGAACGTTAAACTCAAACTCACTATCACCATACTTGTTCCATGCTCTTTGCAAGTGAACGTTATGGTGTTTGTTCGTTTCTAAACTTCTTCGGTGTTCATTCCATCTATTCTCATAGTTTTTAGAACATCCTATGTAACGCCAATCGTTACTCTTATTTACTATTTCATATATTACCATACATATAAGTATAACCATCACAGATTAACCATCACATATGGGTTATCATCCATCGCAACTTACACAATCAGGATCCATAGCGGCTTGTGCAATATCTCCTCTTAACACAGATTCGGTTCTCATATAGTAAAGTGTTTTCACACCTTGTTTCCAAGCTTCTAAACTAACTTGATTAATCCACTTCGGAGTTGCCGTAGATGGGAATGCCAAGTTAAGTGATACTCCTTGGTCTATATATTGTTGTCTAATACCAGCCTGTTTTACTAAATCAAGTTGGTTAATTTCTTTGAATGTTTTAAATACATCAGTTACCAAGAATGCTTTACCCATATCTTCCTCTGATATATCTTCTACTTTTACCAATTTTCCGTTGAGGTATCTCCACTCATCAAATTCTCTGATATCTTGAATAGAACCACCATCAGCAAGAATCTTATCCCAAATTTCTTTGGTATTGATACCAACTTTTCTTAAAACTTTTTCTAATTCCGAATTTTTACGAATAAAAGTTCCTTTGGAAGTTTGTTCAGTAAATACGTTTGCTGCCCAAGGTTCAATACCTGCGGATACATCCCCACTTAATTTAGAATTGGATACCGTTGGTGCGATTGCACGAAGGTGAGTGTTTCTATACCCACTATCTCTACACCAAAGTGGTTCACCATATATTTCTGCCATATCTCTACTTGCTCTTTCAGATTCAATCTTTAATTGAGAGAAAATCTTACGAGTTTCAAATTGTGCAGTCATTCCTTCAAATGGGATACCATTTTTCTGTAAGTACGTGTGCCATCCTAATACACCTAAACCAAGTGCTCTACCTTTTTCAGCAGAACGAACTGAGTTTTCAAATCCTTTTAGATTTTTAGCTTTTTGAATGAATTCTGAAAGAACACCATCCAAGAACCAAGTTGCGGTATAAACTAAATCAGTATCTTTCCACTCATCGTATTTTGCTAAGTTGAGTGAAGAAAGACAACATACAAAAGAATGAGATTCATCGGTATGTAAAGTGATTTCAGAACATATATTTGTCATATGTACTTTCAATCCATTTTGTTTGTACATCTCTGGGTTTTGTTTATTAACATTCCCTTTGTACATTATATAAGGTTCTCCAGTAGCTTTTCTTTTCTGAAGTAGTTTACCCCACTTTCTTCGTGCGGTTTCATCACCCATCTCTACCTTCCTCATAAACTTATCTCCTACTACTGCACATTGGTGAAGGTTAAGTGATTGTCTATTTACATCTCCTTTAGGTTCTCTGATTTCTAACCAATCTTCAAAATCCTTATGTTCAATGTTTAGATTTACCGATGCTGCCCCTCTACGAACCGAACCTTGATTGGTTGCAAGGATAGTAGAATCGTAAATTTTTGCAAATGGCACTACACCATCTGATGTTCCATTGCCAGTAATTGGTGTTCCTGCAGGTCTGATTTGGTTGATACCAATACCAACTCCACCACCATGTTTGGCCAATAACATTAATTCTAAATTTTTAGTACCAATATCGAAGATTGAATCTGCAACATCAATACCAAAACAAGAGATTGGTAATCCTCTATCAGTACCGGTGTTTGAGAGAACAGGTGTTGCCAAATTTAACCATCCCTTCCAAATATAATCAAAAAATTTTGATGCCAATTGTGGTTTGTTTAATCTTTGTGCAACTTTAGTAGAAACTCTCCAATAAGCATCTTTGGGTTTTTCTCCACTTAATAGGTAACCTTTAGAGATAGTTTTCACATATATCTCAGTATTACCCCATTCGGGAAAATCAACTCCCAATTCCCAACCTAATTCTTCTCCGTAATTCTTTGCCATTACTGTAATTTTCTTTGTTTCTTAATTTGTTTGTATTTTACAATACGAGATATTCGATTTATTAGTAATCCAGTTGGATTAGGTGCTAATATGGAACCTGTAATTCTTCGGTTCCAACGATATCGCATGTCATTACGATTGTTCATTTTTAATGAATACTCCATTTATGGTTTTGCCTTGTCTATTCTTAATTTCATCCCAAGCTGCTTCCAAACACGATGTTGGTTCCAGTCCTAATTGTTTAGAAAGAATAATCAAAGTTACAAAAGTATCACCGATACCATCCATAATTTCATCAGTATTTTTATTCTTTGCAATTGCACCAGCCGTTTCGCCTAATTCCTCCATAACTTTCATAAGTTGTTTTGGTGCGTTTTCTGGTTTCAATATATCTTTATCCTCTGCCCATTGGGTTACGGATTGTATTAATTCATCAAATGTCATAAATTATTTTTTTAAGTAGGAGTTAAATATAATATTAGTCATCATTCCACTTGGCCTATACTCAAACCCCTCAAAAGTAAAGGTTCTTCCTTTTATTTTAGAATATCCTTGTGATATTTTGTTAGGTGAAAATTTACCTAATGAATCTAGAGTTTGACCAGATTTAGAAATTACCTGAACTATATTATTAGTTTCCTCTCCTTGATAGATAATTCCATCTTGTTTATATTTTTTAGTCAATACGATTGCATCTTTTTTTGAAATATTTGGTATAAATAACGATTCTTCAACCGTAGGAACTTTCATATTATCTGGACATTCACTGTAATCAATTGAATCATCTTTACATTCTAACCAATGACCCTTTAACTTAAAGAATCCAAGTTTTAAACTTCTAATATCAGATGCTAATTTAGAATTTCTTTGTTGGTTTTCTTTTTTAGAATACTCACCTCTATACGCAGTAATGATTGCGAAAGAATTTGATGCATCTCCTATTGTATGTTGATAAACTCTATTTAATGATGCTTCATTAATTTTTAATTTATCATTCAATTTAATAGCTAATGCTAATTGTTCAAGTGTGTTCATAATTTTTATTTTAAAATAAGTCTCCCCAATCTTCACCTTCGTTGGCTTTAGAATAATCAGTTGGTCTTACTGCGAAAAAATCGGTGTGGGTTACGCCACCTGCCAAATGCATGAACCAATCTAATTCAGAGGCAGATTTTTTATCAAATTTAAAGTAATCATCAGTTCCTTCGATTGGAGAATAACCCAATTCTTGTAACTTCTCATTTACTCTTTTGATAATAAAGTTTTTTAAATCTTTCTTTTTAAGATTTTCTAAATCTCCTAATTCAAACATTTTATCAATAAAGTTGGATTCCAAATCTATGATAAGTCTTGCTGCTTCGTAAATTCCTTCTTTTGCATCTTCCAATAGTTCTGGAAATTCTTCACACATATGTCTGAATAATTGACAACCCATTTTTGAGTGTAATGATTCATCTCTTACACTCCACTTCATTTGTTGTCCTATACCTTTTAAAAGGTTTCTCATTTGGAATGAGTAAAGAACTGCGAATGATGAGTAAAGAGATACTCCCTCACTAAATGCAGAAAAGATTGCCAGAGAACGGCCTACTTCTTTTCTTGCGATTGGATTCGTTGCCAAATCTTCATGAGTCCACTTGTTAGTGATTTGGGTTAAGAGTTCAAACTTTTCAGCAGTTGCAGGTTCATGCAAAAATGCTGAAAAGTCATCCAACCCTAATGTTTCATTTAGATAGGAATATGCGGTAGCGTGGATTGTTTCTTGGGAACCAAACATCATCGCCATCTGTCTTATTTCATGTTTAGGAAACCAATCGGTAACCATATTAGTCCAATAATCAGATACTGCACATTCAGTTTGAGCAAATCCAAGAAGAATATTACCCACTAAGTGTTTTTCTTCGTTAGTTAGGTTCTCATTCCAATCCTTGACATCACCTTGCATAGAGATTTCGGTATGTAACCAAAAAGCTTGTGCTTGTTTTAACCAACCTTCGGTATAGTATATAGGAAATTCAAATGGTTTGTATGGTATTCTTTCTTTAAATAATTTGCTCATAGTTCTATCTTTCTTACTTGCTTTCGTCTACTGATACTTTTCTGTAATCTGTAACAAGTTTCTTGATTTCGCCAATTGCTTTTCTTGCTCTTGATTTAGCAGCTTTGGTTGTTCCATTGTGCTCTGTTTCGAATTGAGTATACAACTCTTTGATTTGTTCGAAAATTTCTTGCGAATTTGCCATAAAATTTATTATTTTAATTGTTAGTAAAATCCACCGTTTGATTGGTGGGGTGTTTATAATTATCATATATATTCAAAAACAAAATGAATTATTGATAATATTTTTTAATATTGTTATTATTCTATATTCTACTACCGAATTAGTTGGTAGGTATAAATATTTTTTGGTAGAGTATCTATGATTTTCACATTCTCATCCTTATTTTTATATCGTTTGTTGATTTCAACCCCATAAGGTCTATCCAACATTGATAGAGTTCTGATATGAAATTTCTTACCATCTACCTCTAAAGTTTTACCTCCTTTGGTTTTACCCAAGTAGTTAAAATTGGAAGCCCTATAAATCACTCCCTTATGCCCTTGTTCTTCATCTGCGTATGAGATAACGTATTCCCAATCGGTATTCTTTTTTAACCACCTTAGAGTCCATCCTACGAAGAAACTCTCACTATTTTTAGGTGTATCATCAATTAAACACAATCTTCGTAATTCTAATACTCCCATTGGGTTTTGAGGCCAGTAGGCTTGTCCTGCCGAAGGTCCTGCTGGTCTTGTATAAATACAAACTCCTATCATTTCCGGTATTCCAAACCTACCTTCTTTGAATAAACAAAAAGTATGTTTCGCTTGTATATTTACATAATCAGAATAATGCCATTTCTTTAAGAACTTACGAACTGTGGAATTAAATGAAGTTTCCTCAACTATATATGATTTAATTTCACTCATTAATACCCACTAGATTCTACATACTTTTTATGAAGTAATTTCTTAGTTTCCAATGCACCACTTGCAGCTTCTTTCTGTGCAATTACCCCATCTGGTGAATTTCCATCATAGATATCAATTGTCCCAGTCCATGTATCCATTTTACATGGGAAGGTAATTCCATCAGGTCCAAATCTGTTTTTCATTACATGTGCCCTAGCAGTGTTATTTAATTTATCCTTAGATTTTCTACTGAAACTCATAATGAAATCTGCGTTCATTACTTTTGCGTAAGAATCTGCAATCTTATCTGCTTCAATTACTTCGGAATCAATTGCTGAACGGTTGGTTTGAGATGCGGTCCAAATAGGTATTCCTAATTCGCCACTCATACCACGAAGGTCTATATAAACTCCCCCTTGTTCCGCATAAGTAGAGTCAGTCTTATTGGAATGGGATAGTAAAAGGTCTGCATAATCTACAATGATAACATCGGGCTTAGTTCCCATTGAGGTCATTTTCTCAATATGTTGTTGTAACTTCTTTACCGTAACACCTTTTGGTGGAAAATACTTAATAAGTAAGTTCCCTTTGAGACTATTTACTTTTTGTTTAACTTCTTCGTGCTTCTCTTTTAAATCGGCGGTTGGTATGTGTGAGAATAGTACATCGTATCTCTGTCCAACATAGTGTTCAGATAATTCCATACTATAATGTACCACATTCAAACCTTGCCGTACAGCAGATGCACCCATTGCTGAGAGTATCCATGTTTTTCCTACACCCGAAGGTGCAACTACTACTCCTAATTCACCTGGTCCTAATCCACCACCCATTAAATCATTAATAGGTTCCCAATCAGTACCAACAACCACTCTGGATTCTTCATTGAAACGAGATTCAAAATCTTCAACATAATCATGTCCTAAGTTAGTATCACTACCAACTTTCATTGCAGCATCTACCAAATCTTTGATTCTATCATAAGAACCGGCTTTGAGTAAATCTACTGATTGTAGGATTACGTTTTTAAGATTTTGGTTTTTACAGAAATCTGTAAACTCGTTTTTAACGTACTCAAAATCTACTTTACCTACTTGGGTATAGATATGTCTTAATTGTTCCACTACTGTGGTTTTAATTATATCATTATCTACCTTTGTAAGTAAGGACTTGAATACATCTAATGTAGGTGGTTTCTTGTATTCTGAATGATAATCTATAATCTCACCAACAATCCATTTATTTGCCTCGTTCTCAAAGAACTTTGTATGTGCAATATCTGAAATTGTATCGAGAAATTTATTATCAGTTAGAAGTGCAGAAACTACTTTGGATTGAAATGACTGCCCGTATTTCGCTAAAGTATCTATTTCTTGCATTTGTTGACTCTGTTTATAACTTTGATACAAAGATACGAAGAATTAATCGTATCTCCAAATTTAATCGGTAATAATATTTCCAAAAGTAGATTTTAACCAATCGTTAATATCACCGAAATTGTTTACTACTTTATATTTTAATAAGATTTTCATAAAGTTCATCTTATTAATTGGTTTAACTGGTTCATTAAACCTATCTAATGCGTTCATTTTAACTATACCTGATATATCAACATCATCAAGTTGCATTAGTTCCCTATTTAAAAGAATTTGTTTTTTGGCTTCTATGATATCGTTGTATAACTTAATCTTACCTTTGGTTTCTTCTTTCTTTTGTTCTGCTAATTCTAATAAATCATCTACCGAAAGTTTAACATCTTCGGTAAGTTCTGGAAATCGTTTAATTACGGTCTTAATACCACAACCATAAACGCCAGGAATATTATCTGATTTATCTCCATCTAAAACTCTATAAAGAAGTAAGTTTTTGGATTCTATACCAAATTCTTCCTTTACCATTTTTTTATTATACATCTTCTTTTTGGTAGGTGACCAGACGATTGTTTTATCATCAATCAATTGTAAGAAATCCTTATCAGTTGACATAATCACCGCCTGTTCATCTTCCTTTAAAAGATTGGTGGTGATATAAGCCATAATATCATCGGCTTCTACACCATCATATATCATAGTTGTTAAAGGTAACCCATCTAACAATTCATTTAACCAAACAAATTGCCTTTTCATAGATTCTCTTTCATCCTCATCATTCATCAAATCTTTATATTGTCTATTGACCCTAAGTTTATTTGAATCACGTTGGGCTTTATATCCACCAAACTTCTTTTTACGAGAGGTAGAACCTCCCTTACCATCAAAAACTACAACAACACGAGTCGGTTGGGTTTGTCTGATTGCATACCCTATTGATTTCAACACACCGGTTGCTCCACCAACATGATCACCATCATCGTTCATAGTTGGTATTGATGACCAACATCTGATAAAGGTATTTAACCCATCGATAATCAACACGCGAGAATTTCGGTGTTTATCGATATTATAGGTTCTTTCAGATTTAACCGACTCTAAAATGTTCTTGTATAGTTCTTTCATTATAACCTTTGTTTTTCCGTTGGAAAGTATTTTTCTAAAATATCAATTTGGTCTTGGTACTTTGCAATATGGTCTAATTCAACTTCTATTGCCTCAACTATATCTGAGTGTTCTCCAATACCAACTGAATGGTTTAAATAAATTTCCACATTTGCCACATGTTTTGCTACGTGGCCTTCGGCGTGTTTTACCACTGCCTTTAAAATAATATTTCTCATATTAATCATCCATTCCTTCACCACCTTCGGTGATTACCATATTATCAATATCTAAGGTATCTGATTTATATTGTAAAATTTGTGATTCACATATCTTTTTATAAATCTGGTCTCTTAGTTCTTCATTATCTTCCATCATTGTGATGAAATCTTTCGCTTGGAATTTATGTTCTTCACCAGTTTCAGTATCAGTATATGAGTACCATGCTCCTGCCTGTTTTACAACTTTCTCTTCTTTCATTACCTTTAACCATGAACCATAGTTATCAATACCTCTATCAAAGTAAATTTCAAAATCAGTAGAACGTAATGGTGGGCCCATTCTGTTTTTAACTACTTGTGCACGAACTTTCATTCCTACAATCTTATCGTTTCCACCAATTTTCATTTTGATTTGACCAGTTCCCTTCAATCTCAATCTAACAGAGGCATGGAAAGCAAGAGCTTTACCACCGGAAGTTGTCCATGGGTCACCGAACGGCATTGCGTTCATCTTTTGTCTTAATTGGTTGGTATAAACGAGTAGAATTTTCTGTCTACCAATCATGTTGGTAATTTTTCTCATCGCTTTAGAGATGATAATCGCCTTATCAGTAGCGTATCCATCTTTACCATAATCTGCTGCAAGTTCTGTTTTGGTAGAAGCTGCTGCAACTGAATCGGTTACAATGGTTACTAATTTGTCTTTTGATGTTTCTCGAACTTTTTCTATAATCGTTTCCGTTATATCGAAAATCTGTTCTACTGAATCTGCTGATACATAAAGTAATTTAGAAACGTCCACACCGATGGCTTCTAAAAATTCTCTACTTACTGCAGTTTCTGTATCTATGAGTACAGCAACTCCTCCTTGCTTTTGTGTTTCGGCGAGGAGGTGTGCTGATACTAATGATTTTCCACTTTGTTCAAGTCCCGTTAATTCAACGATTCTACCAACAGGCAATCCACCATAAGGGCGGTTAGAAATAGCCACATCTAACATTGCACATCCAGTCGATACCCAGCCATCTACATTCGTAGGTGCACTGTCATCATCTAAGAAGAATGCAACTTTGTTTTCTTTGGAATCTTTGTTCAGAGTTTCCGCTAGGATACTTGCCAAGTCCAAGTCTTGTTCTGTTTTCTTTGCCATAAAATTGGTTTAATTAGTTGTTGAATAAATCATCAAATGCTGCTGCAACATCATCAGTTTTCTTAACAGAAGCTGTTTCTGAAACCGATGGTTGTTGAGTTGGTACATCTACCATATCTAATGGAGTTGCCTTTTGATTGAATACTGGTTCTGCGTTTGATACTTGTCCAGCTCCTTCATCAGTTGGATTTAACCATCCTTCCAATACACTTTTTAATTCATCGTAAGATAACTCTGAATAAAGTTCGGTAATTTCAGTTTGATTTTCCACAAAATCTTTTGCACGAGTTGCATCTTCTGAAATTGGAGATTCTTTTGGTTTTACTCTAATAGTAGTTGTTGGATAAGAAGTTCCTGCATCTTCTGCTGATAAATACTCAATGGTTAAATCTCTACCCATTGTTGGGTCGGTAATATCACCATAATCTGGATCTGCAATGTAACCAAGAATTTCTTGATATACAGTTTTACCAAATCCCCAAAAACGAACTCCTTCTCCTTCTTCACCTCTTACAATAACAGGTACGAAAGTACGAAGTTTTGGTTCCATAGCCTTAGCTGCTTTCCAATCTTCTTTATCACCCATTCTTTTTAACTTGTCTGCAAATTCACAGATAGGGTCAGGTCTACCGAAAGACATCGGAGATAAGTAAGTTTTGTTATTAATGTTGTAATGGAAGTAAAGTTCGATAAAAGGATTATCTTTGTTGAACTTGTAAGGTGCAATCCTAACTTGGTGTTTTCCTGGAGTTGGTTTCCAAAGGTTATCGGATTTGCGTTGCGTGTTTTGTAGTTTGTTCAGTCTACCTCTGATTGCGTTAATGTCTAATGCCATCTTGTTTAAATTTAAATGTTAATTATTAATTATTTTTATGGTTTTATTTACGTGTCTATCCTACACGCGGTGTGTA